CGCCACTTCACACCGTGGACGCTTGAGAGAACTCGTGATTCTTTTACAGGATCACGCGCTAAACGTTATCAGGAAGCGTATGAGTCTCTCTTGGTGAAGCCGTTAACTCGGTCGGATGCTAGCATAACTGCATTCGTAAAAGCTGAGAAGACGGACCCCCGTGCCAAAGTTAACCCTGACCCGCGTATGATACAAGCTCGCCAGCCTAGGTATAATCTTAAGCTAGCTAGTTATTTAAGACCGATTGAACATCGTATCTATCACATGTCGGGAGTGTCGGGGCTACGCATGGTGGCTAAGGGTTTAAACGCTAAGCAGCGTGCGGCATTGCTTCGCCAGAAGTGGGAGTGCTTTGAAGCTCCGGTTTGTGTCTCTTTGGATGCCAGCCGGTTTGATAAGCATGTTTCACGCGAGGTCTTGCTCCAAGAACATCAATATTACATCGATTGCTTTGGAGATAATCCAGAGCTTAAAGAGTTACTTGACATGCAGCTCAAGAATCGATGCAGAACTGCTAATGGCGTTAAATATACGGTTGACGGTGGCCGCATGTCTGGAGACATCAACACTGCACTTGGCAACTGCCTGATCATGATCATGATGATTATGGCAGCATGTGATCAGCTGGGTTTAAGAGCTGAGGTGTTAGATGATGGTGACGACTGTCTACTAATTTTTGAGCGGAAATACCTTGATCAGGTAATAGCCGCCCTTCCTGCCATTTTTCTGGAATTTGGACAGGAACTCAAAGTGGAGAACATCGCTTATGACATTTGCGATGTTGTGTTTTGTCAGAGCAAGGTGGTAGAAACAGCTGAAGGGGAAATGTTTGTTCGTGACTGGCGTAAAGTGTTATCACACGCTTGCACGGGCACAAAATATTGGGACAATCCTCGGATGGTACGACCCATGATGGGTTTGGTTGGCAGTTGCGAGCTGGCCATGAGTCGTGGTGTGCCAATCCTACAACCGTTTGCTGAGGCGGTCCTTCGTAATTCACGAGGGAAGCGTGCTAAAGCAACTACCATTGACCCGGGCGTTATCATGCGCGTACGGGCTGAACTTGGCTCTTTTGAAGAAGCTTACGACAATAAGTCTTTACCGATAACGCAGTCGGCACGCATGTCGTTTGCTCGCACCTTTGGCGTTGAAATCTGGGAACAACTCGCCATCGAATCCATCTTGAGCGCTTGGGATGTGGAAGAACTTAACTCAACAACATACCCGAGTGAGATAGATTACCGTTGGGAACACGATGTTAATATATCTAATCTTTTACCCGAACTTTACTGAGACCTTGATCACTTAATAGGTGTGATGGGAGATTGACGACGCAAGTTAGGGGCGTCTGGAGCATATCCTAACCGGCCGGTAACCGGGGTTGAGAAGTCATGTAGGTTCGTTTGGGGGAACACGTGTTGTTTAGTAGACAAG